AGCCATGTGAAGTATGTGGCTCCTCTGATGCCAAAGCTATATATGATGACGGCAATACGTTTTGTTTTAGCTGTCATAATTTAACAAGAGCAGACAATCACAATCACATGCCCACCAATGTTCAATTTCAAGGATCAGCCCAAAGGCTCACAAAACGACGAATCAGTGAAGAAACCTGTCAGCACTACAAAGTCTACAGGTCTGGAGAACTTCTACGCTTCCCTTATTACAGCAGCGACAAAACACTTCAAGGATTCAAAACAAAGACAAAACTAAAAGATTTTAAGTATGAAGGAAACACTACTGACACTCTTTTTGGTCAGTCTCTTATCCCTTCTACTGGTAAACGGATTATGGTTTACGAGGGCGAGCTTGATGCACTTTCTGGGTGGGAAGCCTACCCTAACTGGGCTCATGTCTCACTTCCTCACGGAGCTGCGTCAGCTAAGAAAGACATACAAAAACAACTACAGCTTTTTCAAGGTTACGAAGAAATTGTCTTATTCTTCGATAAGGACGAAGCCGGTAAAATGGCTACAGAAGCAGTTGCAGCTCTCCTACCGTCTGGCAAAGTTAAGATTGCTCATCTGCCAGATCCGTACAAAGATGCTTCTGACGCATTACAGAATAATGATGCTGAAGCAATACGTAAAGCTATATGGAACGCTTCGCCGTATCAACCCGATGGGATAGTAGATGGTCAATCTCTACTAGAATTAGTTACAAACCCTAGTCCACCATGCGACTTTGAGTATCCCTTTGCTGGATTGCAAAGACTAACACATGGATGCAGATACGGAGAACTAACAGTGATAAGTGCAGGCACAGGTCAAGGTAAATCAACCCTGACTCGCCAGTTAGCTACTCACTTTTTAAACCAAGACGAACCTGTAGGCTACATTGCTTTGGAAGAGTCAAACAGAAGAACAGCATTAGGACTTATGTCTGTAGCTGTAGGTCAAGCTTTACATCTTGGAGAACATACCAAGGACACATTAGTAACAGCTTATGATGCGACTCTCAAAAACTGGCGTCTCTTCCTTTATGACCACTTCGGCAGTGCTGACCCTGATATTATTTATAGTCGTATTGAATATATGGCACTCGCACTCGAAGCAAAGATAATCTTTCTTGACCACTTATCCATACTTATATCTGGATTAGATGGTGATGAAAGGAAGATGATAGATAACACCATGACTAAACTGCGTAGCTTAGTTGAAAGAACTGGAATCAAACTATTCTTAGTATCACATTTACGCAGAACACAGACAGATAAAAACCACGAAGAAGGAGCACGCGTAACTCTAGGACAACTTAGAGGATCTGCTGCAATATCTCAGCTTGCAGATGAAGTATGGGGACTCGAAAGAAACCAACAAACTGAAGCTGTAGACCAAACGATCTTACGGGTTCTAAAGAATCGCTACTCCGGAGAGGTAGGTGTTGCATGTCAACTTAAATACAATAAAGACACATGTAAATACGATGAAACTACGGAGCCAATTTTCAATCCCAGCACAGATTTCTGATCTGGAACTGGTAAAACCAAAACCACCCACAAAACAAGCAAAGAAAAAAGCAAAATTTGTGGATAAGACTTATACCGGTAAAAAATAGTGCTGGTATTTGATATAGAAACAAACGGATTATTATATGACGTTTCTAAAATACATTGCATTTCCACTTTCGATACCAAAGAGGAAAAGACATACGTATATAACGATCAAGATGACGAAACACCCAGTATCAGGGATGGTATCAATCAAATTATGGAAGCTGATACTCTTGCTGGTCACAACCTTATTGGCTATGACCTTGCTGTCCTTCGGAAGCTTAGCGACGGCTTTTATACTAACGCTACAGTTATTGATACTCTTGTGTTATCTCGCTTATATCACCCAAATTTAATGGAGATAGACAAGAAAAGACAGTGGAGGCACATGCCACTACAGTTATACGGTAGACATTCACTCGAAGCATATGGCTACAGATTAGGGGAATACAAAGGAGACTTTGGAAAAAACTCTGACTGGCAAGAGTGGAGTCAAGAGATGCAAGACTACATGGTACAAGACGTAAAAGTAACTACAAAATTATGCGAACATTTCCGCCCTTATCTGACGCGTGTCGGTTAGAGCACCGAGTCGCAGAGATACTTACAGAACAAGAAATCCATGGATGGACATTTGACGAACAAAAAGCTCAGCAACTTGAGTCATCTCTCCGGCGAGAGATGGAAGAAACTATTACAATACTTCGAGGACAATTCCCTTACGTTGCAGGATCGCTGTTCACTCCTAAACGAGATAACGCAACACAAGGATACAGAGAAGGATGTGAAATACAACGAATAAAGGAGTTTAACCCAACATCACGAGACCATATAGCATGGATTCTGAAGACTCATTTCAAAGTCAAATTGAGCAAGACCACCACGACTGGGAAACCAATTATAGACGAGATTACATTGATGGAGATAGATATTCCCTTCTCCAAAGCATGTGCGAAATGTTTGACGATAAAGAAGAAGCTTGGAATGATATCCGAAGGCGTGAACGCATGGAACAAGCTTGTTACGATTAAAGGCAGAATACACCACAACTGTTCGGTATCTACAAACACATTTAGATGTGCACATCGTAAGCCGAATTTAGCACAGGTGCCTGCTGATAGGGAATTTAGAGAACTATTTACTGCCAGTCCAAGACACACAATGGTAGGCGCAGATTTAAGCGGAATCGAACTCCGCATGCTTGCCCATTACCTTGGCAGATACGACGGAGGTCGATACGCCGATATTTTACTTAATGATGATATCCACCAAGTGAATGCAGATAAAATAGGAATCACCAGACGCCAAGTCAAGACTGTCACATATGCCTTCTTGTATGGTGCTGGAAATGAAAAATTAGGTATGAGTTATGATAACACTCTACAACCCAAGGAAGCCCGTAAAAAGGGACAAGAGATTAGAGAGGCTTACGTATCTGCAATCGAAGGATTGTCCGACTTACTTGGAGCGGTTGCAAATAAGGCTACTGCTGGTTACCTCTTGGCATGTGACGGACGAAGGGTGCTGGTCGATTCACCGCACAAAGCACTAAACTACCTCCTTCAGTGTTCGGCAGGAATTGTCGCAAAACGTTGGATGGTAATAGCAAATGACCGACTACAACCTTTTCACACACATCAACTGGCATTTGTACATGACGAGCTACAATACGAATGTAGACCATACCATGCAGTTGGAGTCAGAAGAGAGTTAGAAACATCAGCCGTATTAGCTGGTGAGTATTACCAATTACGTTGTCCCATAGCTGCCGAATCGAAAGAAGGACTTACATGGGCTGACGTACATTAAAATATGAAATTATTAATTGATTGCGACTATATAGTCTACAAATGCTGTGCAGCAGCAGAAACTGAAATGGATTTTGGTGATGACGTTATTGTTGTTACTTCTAATTTCTCAGATGCAATGAAATGTGTCAAAAGAGACTTAGATAAAATCCAAAATGAATTAGGATCGTTTGATGATGAATTGATATTGTTTTTTACAAGTCCTAATAATTTTAGGAAAAAAATTCTGCCCGAATACAAGGGTCATCGACAACGAAAAAAGCCCTGTGGATTTAAACGCGTCATACAGGAACTTAAAAAAGAATACAGAGTTATCCTCAAAGATACACTCGAAGCTGATGATTCTATAGGAATTTATGCTACAAAATATCCCGGAAACATAATCGTCTCTCCTGATAAAGATATGAGACAGATTCCCGGTAAACTATATGACTTCAAAGAAACTGTAGACATCACTCCAGAAGAAGGAGCAAGATGGCATCTGATTCAGGCGATGGCAGGCGACAACACTGATGGTTACGCAGGCGTTCCCGGTATTGGTGTAAAAAAAGCAGAAAAGATCTTTGAAGAAAAAGGATACACATGGAAAGCAGTCGTTGAAACTTTTGTTGAAAAAGAGATGACTGAACAAGACGCGTTAATTAACGCAAGACTTGCACGAATCTTAACTACTGACGACTACGACCATGAAAGAAAAGAACCAATCCTCTGGCAACCCATTCCAGACTACAAAATTGACTCTCCATCAGGACTTACAGATGAGAGAGATCCAGTTAGCTCTGTATGAAATAGATAAAGAGACAATGATGGAGCTTTATTTAAAGTTGCAAGAACAGGTTTTTAAATTAAACAATCTAATCTACCCGTTGTTAAATGAAGCAAAAAAACGAAGGTCCTGATTACTACCAGAGAGGGAACATAGAAGTATGGGATTTTATAAGAGACCAGTCCCTGAACTATCACCTTGGAAACGTAATCAAATATGTATGCAGAGCAGGATATAAAGATAACGATTTAAAAGACTTAAAAAAAGCTGCCCATTATTTACTCAATGAAATCGAAAATAGAACCAAATCAGATTGCTAGGACTGGTCGAGTCCAAGCATGGATTGATAATCCAACAGATCGTCTACCCGTAAGCTGCACAATATTTAACGTGCAGGATTCAATGGAAGGCACCGATGGAATCGAAGCAAGCTGGAGATTTGTGTCGCATGCTCTTAGATATGGAGCAGGAGTCGCAGTCCACCTGTCGGAACTTAGACCCAAAGGAACAACAACTAATAAAGGACCTGATTCACTTGTTGCATCAGGACCAGTCTCATTCGGAAAAATCTACTCAACATTAAATGAAATTCTTAGGCGCGGAGGTACGTACCGTAACGGTGCTGTTGTCCTCCATCTTGATATTAACCACCCCGATATTCTTGAGTTCGTGCAAGCAGAAAGACACGAGCTCCCATGGGTTAAAAGATGTGTTAACCTCACCACAGGACTCTGG